CTGTGGTCATGGTTCCGAATGCAATGGTTTGCCTGCGTTTGTACGGATGCGCAGCCCCCGATATACTTTCAACCCATCCCACCTTTCTTTTTTTCTATACGCAATTCATGTCGCGTGGGGTGTTGGAGAAGCGTCAGTAAATTTTTTCTCCTTTTTTGGTCCCTATAGGGCCGGTCTTATGTATCAAGACGTACATAACACCTAAAATGTGTAGCGGTACCAAGGGTTTTGCCCAAGAATACAGACAAAAATGCCGGGGTTTTAGTGCCCCGGCGGTGTAATTAAATATTTTTAGGTATTTTTACTTATCAGCCTTTAGCTTTCTTGGCGACAACCGCCGCTTCAAAATAAGATTCTGGATCAGGACGTTGATTTACTAGTTCTTTGCGTGCACCAGAGACAAATCCCTGTACATCAAGGGAGTCTGCACCGCTTTCCGCCAGCTTTTTGGCTTCGTTTTCAATTGCTTCAAGTGCAATAATGCGCTCTGCCCTGTTCTTGGGGTTCATCTTGGTACTTACGACCCAATTCCTGTTGTCTTCATACTACTTTACTGCAATCTTTCGCATTTCATGGCCTAAAATACAAATAACAAGCAAACAATAGGTAATAGTTAGTCCCATGGCCCTGTCTCCCGCCGACTTTGCCGCATACAGCCGTGCCACTGGGACCCCATACCCCGAAAATCCGGAAGAAAGGGCAGAGTTAGCGCCAGATGTCCTTGAATTCCGCCGTAATCAGCTCCGTGCGCCGCAAGAGGAGTCAAATCTACCCGGCATCTTGGGCGCTGTAGCTGCAGGCCTAGGTATTTTAGCCGCTGGTACGTACGGTGGCATGAGATTAGCTGGTCGCCGTAGACCTCAAGCAGAACAAACAGGTTTAGGTGTCAAGCAAGCCGATCTTTCCACTGTTGCTACTACTCCCCCGCCTCGTGTAATTCCCTCCCCCTCTCGTGTAGCAGATCCCTGGTCTGGATCGTCTACAACTCCTGCTGCTATTCCACAATCGACTGTAGATCTTTCTAAACTTGTTGAAGTTCCCTTTTCTGACGTAACAACACCTTCTCGTACGCGATCAAGTACAGAAGAGTTTGACGTGCCTCCTGCTGAGGTAAGCGCACAATCTTTTGCCAAAGCGGCAGTTGATGATTTAGTTAATATCCAACAAAGAAATACACCTGCAATTGCAGAGAATGCACTTGACTCCCTGGAGAGCGGTGCTGATCAACTTGACGCCAAACTTGAATCTGTAGTCCAACGCGATGTAGATTCCGTTCGCTATAGCAAACCTATCGTTGCGGTTGAAAAATACACAGGTGTCGTCAACCAATTAACTCCACGTCAACAAAGATTGATGTCAGCCAGTGGTATGGGTCAATATGGCGCACCTAAAACTAATTTAGAAGACCCAATTACTTCTTTAAAGCGTGCGTCGTATGAGTTTGAAATGAATGATTTATCCGATGGAGTACCGGAAAGTCAACAAGCGGCTCTTGGTAATTTCTTGCGTCAACAAGAAGCTCGCAATACTCCTCTCGCAGGTTTTAATTTGTCTGGTGCACGTGGAGATCTTCCTGGTGTTTCTGAAATGTCTACGCAAGAACGTAGGCTATTTGGCAAACAAATTGGCTTGGATCTTCGTCCATCCAAGGCTCAAGAATCTGCCGGTTTCTTCGGTGCAGATGTTGACATGAGTGATTTCGAAGGTCCTGTTCAAGGACCTGCCATGAAACCCTATGTGTCACCTCAACGTACTGAGCCCGTAACCCTAACCAGCCTTGATCGCGCAGATCGTATTTCAGCAGCAGCTAATTTTACACCTGGTTCCTATGAACATCAATTACTGTTAAACCCAACAGTGCCTACTGAAAAAATTCGCGGTTTACTTGGCAGTACTTTACGTGTTGATGCTGGACGTGTGGGCACTAACTTAACGCATGAAATCACCCCTGGCGCCAGGGCAAGCATGACTGAGGTACCTGGATGGAAAGATGAACAGGCTGCCCGTCGTGCACAGATGGATCAAGAGGTCATTTATGACGAATACGCAGGCGATACACCGTTTGTTCAAACAGTATCTTGGGATGACTATGAAGGCGCTACAGATTTGGGTGAAGGGGAAGGCCCTGGTGGCTTGACGCTTAGCCGCACGTTTGATGAACGTACTGGCAAGAGCCGCACCGATCTCCCTGGACAGTTCCAACTTGCAGTTGGTGGCTCTCAGTCCCCAAGAGGCATTCGTCCACTTAATCGCACTAATGAAGAGCTTTACACACGTCAAGAACGTATTGATCGTGTGATGCCTACACGTAGTACGGAAGAAGGCGATACTTCTCGTGGCTTTAGGGTTGATGAGTCAACTGGTCGACTGACTTTTGAAGGTGCTTCAGAACGAGACGAGATGGGTCGCCTACGCCCAACCGATCCAACCATGATGGTTGAAGGTGATTACGAAGATAAACTTGTTACCAAATTAGTTGGCGGTTATCAAGGTGTAACGGGTGAGCCTGCCAAAATGGTATCTACACAGCCCGTATCTGCTTACTACGAAAAAGGCGTAGTTGGAAAAGCTGACCCACGCATTGAAAAAGGTTCTGATGGCCGGCTGTATGTTCGTAGTGGCCAATCCCAAATTACCGGAGAAGAACCTTTAGTTGCATTTGTTGGTTCTCGTACAACTAACCCTGATGGTTCCAAGGGTCCTTATACATTCCTTGAGAAACAAGGTTTGCGTCAAGTTAATTTGCCATTAGATACTCTTACTGAAATTGTTGAAGACGCAAAAGATGTTTATCTTAATAATCCTTCAGCCAAGAAAGAATTCCTTGCACGTCGCAATCCTGAATTAATTGAACGTGGGATGAAAGAAGGTAAACTGCTGAGCGAAATGGGTGATGCTATTTCTTACAATGAGTTTATTATTGAGTCCCTGGATAAAGGTTTGCAAGCTCGAGGTTATAAACTGCCAGTATTACAACCAAATAAAAAAGGTTTTTATCCTAAAGCCGCTTATGAATTTATTAGTAATGTTGGCCAAGTAACCAAGGAAAGCCCAGTGTTTGGTTATCCAGCTATACTTGGGCCAAACGGAGGTATTCTTTACGAAAACACAAAATATGGCAAGGTACCTAAAGTTGATAAGAGCAGCGAACCACGTCCTATTCCAGGTCTCCTTGACGTACGCGGAACCGGTGGTGTAGATGCAATGTCTGTTGCTGATGATTACGAAGGTGCTGTTGCTTACCACTCGCCGCGTATTCAAAGCGCTCCTCAGGTTGTTCGTGACCGGCGCACTAATCAAGTTCTTACTGCCACACAATCCGCTCAAAGTCCACAAGGTTTACTTTCCACAGGAGAAACTGTGCCTCAGTTATCTCCTGTTGAAAGCCCTCAATTCACTTATTATCCAAACGTCGCCATGCGTACCGTTAAATTACCAGGTGGCGAAGGCACTTATGTTGCAACTGAGTTTCTTCCTCCTGTTTTATATGAAGTCAAGGTTGATCCTGAAACCGGGAGGCGCTATCCAACAACTAACATCATTAGCCAAGAACGTACTGTTGAGCGTGCTCCTCAAGTACCAAACCAATCGACAGCCGCAAGCCTTGGTATAACAGATCAAAAACTTGTTGAGTTGCGTCGTTCGATGGAAACAGCACGCACTGGTTATACGGCACCTTACATTAGCAATGTTGGCGGCGGTTTTATTGCAAACACAAAGAGACCTTTTAGCAGTAACGCTTTTTATGCAGATGGCCCTGTTGGAGGTACGTTGCCTCTCGGGGGGTACATTCAAACAGGCGAACCATATTTTACCCGTTTTGGTTACTTAAATCCAAATGAACGTGGCGTTGGCGCTTCCCGTAATTTAAACCTGGAGATGGGTCCTAGAGCTACGTCTGCAAGACCTGCTCCTGGACCAGAGTCTTCCGGGGCTGGGAACATTTCAACTTATGATATTAACCAAGTAATGAAACAAGCACTGGCACAGGCTGGGCGTCGCCGTGGTTCACGGAAAGGTTGATCATGGCTGAAAAGAAAAAGAAAGACAAGAAGTGGATTCAAGGCATGGAGATGAAGGAAGGCGCCTTCACTGCTAAAGCTAAACGCAAAGGCATTACTACTGCTCAACTGCAGGAGAATGTCCTTTCTAACCCAGATGATTACGATGACAAAACCGTTAAGCAAGCACGCTTACGTCAAACGTTGGTAGGATTGAAAAAGAAAAAAGATAAGAAGTAATGGCAAAAGATCATCGCCTGGCACTAGATCGTTATATTGATTTCACCAAGGATCCTTTCCTGGTAAAACGTAAAGTTGACTTTGATGATTCGTTTTCATCGAAGCCATCCACAGGTAAAGCGCCATGGATGCCAAGCCGTTTTACGGAAGATGACTTGTTGCGTCGTGTACAAACACGTAAGTTACAACTAAACCCAGGCCTTAACTTCGTTGGTGATTCACCAGAAGAATACGAAGTGTTTGCCAATATTGGTCGCTTCACACGTAAAGAAGGTTACAACTTTGAAGAGGGCAGGCCTAATACTGCGTTGCGTCCAGAAGATCAGCCAGGATTTTCTCCCATCTGGGTCGAAGCCTATCGCATCAGCCCAACCGTCAAACCAGAGAAGCGTGCTTCCAATCCAATGCCACGTGTTAATAACCCAGATCCCAAGGGTTACATGATGGCAGCAGCAGAGCAACGTGCATTGAAAGAAGCAGAAGGTGACAAGTCTGTTGCTCAGTTAATGTCTAGTACGCCAGAAGATAAAGCGGAGATCTTTAAACGTAATAATGAAGACGTCAAAAATACAAAAGGTAAAAACGAAGAGATCAAGAAGGCTTAAATCAGACCATCTATAATAAAAGAAAAAGTAGATAACATGGCGTCTGCGGCTGGGTTTGCACAACTATTAAAGGGTGTAGCTAAACCTGCCCTCATGAGCGGCGGTCTTGCTACTGGACTAGCTTTACTTAGTGGTGCCACTCCGCTACAAGCACTTGCCTCTGGTGCTGTAGACGTTGGAGCAGATGTGCTTGCTTTAGGTGGTTTGCGTGCGCTTCGGCCTAATGCGTATAAACCCATTAGAACAAGAAATTTAGATACAGGAGAAGAAACGGTTACACAAGGCACTCACCGTTTTGAGACACCACTTAACTTTGCTGCGTCTATTGGCGCTGGTTACGTAACCTCTCCACTTATCTATGGGACAGGACAACCACAGCAAATTGCACAACAAGTTGAACAGCGTGCGTTAGTCAATCACTTGCAAGCACCTCAGCTTTTGTCTGAGGGTACCAACTTCCAAATGGCTGGTTTACCAGACCCACAGGATTTTCAACAGTTGTTAAATCAACGTGGCAGTTGGCAGCAATACTTAAGCCCTGAAGATCAAGCGTTGATTCGGCAAACGCTAGGAGGTGCAGCATGATGGGATTTCAACAACTTCTCAATCAAGTAGGTGAACTCAAACAAAAGGCATACACTGGTGTTAACAAAAGTGCTGAAGCCAGTCGTCTTGCATATCTCCAGGGGGAACGTAACCCTACAATCCTTAAAGAAGTACCTGGCATCAAAAACCTCACTCGACAGCAATACCATCAGAACCTAGAAAAATTAGGTGTTTCTTTTAAAAAGACACCCGTCGAGGCAACCGCTGCTTTTGCCACCCGTTTGATGACGGACCTCACCAATGACGGCACACGTGGCATCTATTGGCGTTACAACCACCCACTAGCCATTCTTGAGGCAGGCGCCAAAACTGCCCTTGGAGAGAAAGCATACGAAGCCCTGGGGCCTACAAAGACAGGCCTTATCACCGCCAGTATTGCGGTCCCAGTCACAGCCGTTGCTGGTGCATACAACATCTTGAATCCTGGTGAGATGTTCAGGCCAAAGGGTTTTGCCCAAGCTTACGCAGCGGAAGGATCAGAAGATCGCAGGGAGACAACGCAACCTGTTCCTGAACTGTTCGAACGTTTCTTTCTTGGTCGTACTGGACGCCCCCTTGCTTATGAAGAAGCACAAAAAGATATCCCTTCTTTAACACCTGAACGTTACGGTAACTATCTACGTAACTACTACCAAGACAAAGGATTTCTTGGCCTCATTAAAGCAACACCTGAAAATCTTGAGGGTGTACCAGAGGCTCGGATGCTTGGTTATCCAATTACTATCCCATCCGTTACTGCGGCTGTTGGTGGTATTGCCGGTGCTGCAACTGCGATACGTACTGCTCCCAAACTGGGAGGTTCCTTCAGGCGTGGTTTAGGTGGTGCTGCGTTGGGTACGGGTGCTGGCATTATTGCTGGCAACTTAGCTAACACTGCACTTGCCGCAAAAGCAACAGAACAAAAACTACCGACCGTTGGTCAGTATGAAATAATGCAGTGATAGAATTTATTTTATAAAAGACTTATCGATAAATGACGCCCGAGCAGTTAGCGTTACTCCAGGCTGGCGCAGAAGAAGTATACGATCCTAATCTTCGTGCGCGTGTTTTAGCAGGGGAGCTTCCTCCTGAAGCTTTAAACCCCCGTGGTGCTACTTACATGGGACCTCAGCCACCTTCACCTGGCTTAGGACAAAGAGCAGGCGAGGTTGGCACAAGAATAAACGAAGGTCTTCAACGAGGGAAAGCCGGAGCCCAAGAATTCCTTGGTAAATATGGCAAGTATGCTCCAGCTGCTGTTGGTTTAGCTTCTATTATTCCGGGCGTAAAAACGGCTCTTTCGGAAGCGAACGAAGGTCGCGTCGCTGGTGCCTTGGGTGCTGTAGCGATTCCAGCAGGTTTAAGTGCTGTTGGTACGGGCCTCACGATGATTAAAAATCCTATCGCTCAGGTGGCAGGATATGGTCTCATGGGCCTTGGTGCATTGTTACCAGGGGCTGCGGCTAAAGGAGTTGAGTCTGTAAAAAGAAAAGCAACGGGTGAACCAACCTCTGGTGATGATAGCTTTAGCAATCAACTAGCAATCAATAAGCAGTTAGCCGAGCTTGGCACTACACAGTACCGTGACAACATGGGTGTGTATACCAGTAATATTAAAGATCTACAAAAGTTTAATTCCGATCAAGAATACCTTAATACTCAACGTATGCTTCCTATAATTAATCAACTCAACAACGCAGCCCTGGTTCGTCAACAAGCGTTAATGAATACCCAGAACCAAGGCTATATGCAGCAAGGTGTACTTGCAACGGCTGGTTCACTGGCCCTTGGCGCACAACAAAACGTTGCTCAGCTTACTAATACCGCATTACAAACCAATCCATACGCAAGCGCTATTTTGCAAGCCCCTCAAATTAGGTTTGGTTGATCATGGCTAGTCCTTTTTTATTAGATGTTCCTTCTTATGGGAGCTATGGCGGTGGGTTGAACATGCAAGGCCTTGCCACTCAAATTGGCCAAGGCGGGTTCCCCCTGGCAGGCACCAATCCTACTTATGCAGACAGGTTTAAAAACGCTTACCAACAAGCGACATCTGCAATGGAGCCTCTTACCAAGGAGTTACCTGCGGATCAAAGATTTGTTGGACCGCTGATGGGCCTTAATATGGCAAATCAAATGTTAGCGAATGATCCGGAGCTAATGATGCAGAGTCTTGAAAAATTGGAGCCTTTCTTTCAACGTCGTGCGGAAAAACAACAACAACTCGCAAAAGAATCGATTTTATTTGGCTCTATCGTAGATGCGTTTACAAATAAACTCCCGGCAGCTATTGGTGGTGCAGCAATGGCTCCTCTTAAGTATGCAGATCAACGCATTCAAATGGCTGACAACTTTGCAGCGAGGGGTCCAAGTGCATCTGCTACTCCTCGTAATTATTACGGGTTTGTCGGGTAAAATAAAAGAATAAAAGGTATCGATATGTTCTTTGCTGCTCCTGCTGGTTTTGGTGCTAGTACATTAGCAGGCCTTTCTGGTGCAGGCGCTTTAGGTGGTGGTGCTATTACCGCCGGTGGTGTTGGCGGTGCTGCAGCCGCTGGAGGAGGTGCATTAGGTGCTGCTGGCCCTTTAGCTGCAATGGGTCCGTTGGGACTTGCTGCTGCCGGTTTGACAGCAGGTGCCAACGTATTCGGCGCAATCCAGCAGCAAAAAGCAATGGATAAAGCCATTACTCAAGCAGAGGAAGGTTTTGTCCGTAACTTTGGTGTTGGTGATTTAATGGCTGAACGTGATAAAGCACGTCAGCTTGCAGCTACGCGAGAAGGCCATAGCTTTATGAACAGCCCTGTCTTCCAGCAAGTTGCCGATAAAAAATTTGGCCAAGAATATGCGTTAGCAGGTAAATTAGCAGGTAAATACTTCAATCCATACGTTTTTGGTCAGATTGATAAATTTACCTAAACGTCTTATCTTACAATAGTTTAAGAAAAGTCTGTTTGATATGGCCGCTAATTTTGGTATTCAACCTGGCGAAGGTCACCATACATTTTTGTCTTCGATAGAAGACTACGCATCTCAGGCAACACGCATTTCCCCAAAAGAGCGTAGACAGCTTAGAAAAACAGCTTTCGATATTGCAAAAACAAGTCCTAGCGATGCTTATGCATTTGTAGCGGAACAAGGCAGGGGTTATTCTAATTACAGACCCACAAACCTTCTGGGTAAATTAATGACTCGGCCGGTCGATTATGATCGGTTTAAACTCACTGCAGCTAGTGCTTTCCAAGATCTTCTTGGACGTTCTATGTCCGATACCGAGTGGCAGCAGACTTCTAAACTGGCTAAAACGATGGGTATTAAAGACCCGAATGCGTTTGAAGCTTTTTTTTCTAAACGTATAGCGTCTACTCCCGAAGGACAGGCTAAGATTAAAACAGAGTCTGATATTGCATGGGAGTCTCAGTACGGAACAATGCCGCGTGATGCACAAGGAAACCTGCTCAGGGGCCTGGTACGGTACGATCCAGTACAGGTGCAGTCCATGATCAATTCAATGATTGGTTAACTACAGGCAATACAAAACAGCGCAAAGTAGGTATAGTGTACTGAAATGCGCTTGACGTTAAATGCCGGAAGATTTTTCTCTTGTTAAAGCAACATTACGCAAAAATCCAGCTTTAGAAATTAGACGATCGGACGTTCATCGCTGGGGTGTTTTTGCTAAAGAGCAAATCAATAAACACGATTTACTAGAGGAGTCTCCTTATTTCGAGGTGCCTGACTCTCAAATTGAAAACGCTCCCGAGTGTGAGCGCTATTCTTATTGGTTGACTGATAACAGTCAGTTGATAGGGATGGGTTATGCTGGATTGTATAACCATAGTGGGATTCCAAATGCTTCTTATGAAATTGACTATGTGAATCAGGTTATTCGCCACTATTCAATTTTGCAGATAGAAGCAGATCAAGAAATTACTCTTGACTATGGAAAAAATAACGTGGATCGTTTTGTTTTAAATTAAGGAGATTTACAAATGTCAATGGGAATGGGCGGCGGCGGTGGAGGAATGTCAGGTGGTGGCGGTGGAGGAATGTCAGGTGGTGGCGGTGGAGGAATGTCAGGTGGTGGCGGTGGAGGAATGTCAGGTGGTGGCGGTGGCGGCGGAATGTCCGGCGGTGGCGGTGGAGGAATGTCAGGTGGCGGTGGAGGAATGTCAGGTGGCGGTGGTGGAAGCAACTGGGACCCTACAGATTTTTTAAATGATTTTACTGACACTTTAAATAACTGGGGTGGTGGCTACAACAACGGCGACAACGAAATTCCCTCCGGATATGTTCCGCAATCTACATTTGACGCAGCACAAGAAGGTGCAAATTTACAAACCCAGTTGCAAATTGCCCAGCAAAATGCACAAATTCAACTGCAAATTGCCCAGATCCAAAACGCCGGAGAAACTGAGCGCACAAAATATATAGAAGACAATAAAAAGCCGCTGTTACAAACGGAAATTAGCGGGAAACTTGACTTGCAAAAAATTGTTAATGCAGGATACACTCAGATTTCTCGAGTAGAGCGCGGAGCTAAAATGATGGGCAACATCACTAGTATGTTCAACTTCTAAGCTGAATATACTAAAATAACTGTAGAGATTTCTCTTTAGGCAAATGGTTTACTCGATTAATCAAGCTACCGCCGGCAACAAAGGTCCTCGTCCGACCGTGTCCGGACTCGTGGCACAGGGCATGAGTCAACTTGAGGCACAACAAGCAGTTGATGCCTGGCTCGAACGCGAAACTGGTGGCGGCATGTCCAAAGCCGAGCTTCAAGATTTTGAAACCCTTGTTGGTCGCCTTGAAGGCTCTAAAATGCGTCAAGCTGCCCAAGCCAACCGCGCACGTCAGCGTGACACCATGGCCGGCGGTCTCGCTAGCATGATGGGTAATTTCTGATCTATCTAATGCTTACTGGTAATGCCTGAAATTGATTCCAAAACTGACGAAAGTTTCGACCTCAAGCGTTACCAGCAAGCTGCTGATGTAGCTTATCGCTACGCCAAAGATAAGCTCGAGAACGGAAACGCGCCTGCCACCACAAGCGAAAAAAGACGCCTTTAATGAAGAAGATGCATAAGGAATTACATCATGCCTGACACAGCTTTTGACTGGGAAGATCCGGCAAATCCGGATCCATATGATCTATTATTTGACGAGGACCAGGCCCGTAAAGCTGCGTCTGCCGTTAAAATCTTCCAAGACGTTTCCGTTGGTTCTTCCAAAGAGAAGATGAAGGAAGCTGGTGCACAAGAACGAGCCTCTATTGGAACATCAGGTGAAGAGCAAAGAAAGTCTGCAGCCCAAGCTCAGGAGTTCAGTCAAAGCGACGAGGCAAGGGACTACGCTCAGTCCCAAAGAGCATATCGATATTGAGATCTTCGACCAATGGGTCGATAATTTAGACGCACCAACAGAGCAAGCATATAGAGCATTCTGTGCGGAGAACTTTTCCGTAATTGAATGCTATCTGTATGCTCGTTTCTTGCGTTATAGCGGGTGTATCACAGGCTGTGATCTCTGGCTCCAACACAACTATCCAAAGCCTGATCACCGCAAGGTTTTGATCAACGAAATTGAAGCCATGCAGGAAGACATCCGCAAGCTTCGAGAAGACATTGATAACGGTGTTGTCAAGCGTGATTCTGGCGTTGCAAGGATCGCCAGCATGCAAAAGGAACTCCGTGGCACCATCGCACAGATTGATCTGTTTACGGGCAACAAAGATCGCAAGGGCTTGCTAATGGCTGGTGCTGATCGCGCCATACGTGAGTTGCTGACCATCTTCAAAGATGATCCTATTGAAGTCCCCCTGGAGGAGGCATCGATGAGCGTATGGTCTCACATGCAAATGGAAGAATAAATAAATTAGACTAACAGTATGCAAAAGCCATCTCCGCAACCTCCTGTTTTCGGTGAAGATATTGCCGGACGTTTATTTGAAGTTGCTCGTCAACTACAAAAAAATCGAGAGTCAGGCGCTGGCGTTCGTCGTCCAACTCCCCTTGCGCAGAATGTTGCACAAGGCCAAGAAGTCATGAATGCATTAATGCAGAAGAAACAGAATGAGCAAAAATAAAATGCCGCCTGAACTCTTGGAGCACTTCAAGAAAAAAGAAGCCAAGAATGAAGACGGGAGTGAGATGTCGGATAAAGAGAAAAGAAAAGCAGCCCTAGATAAAGCACGTAAATACCAAGCAAGCAAAAGAAACAAAGACGATAACAAATAGGGTAGTATTCAGTAATACACTGAACGATACCTACCGTGCCTGCATACCAGCATCTTGCCTACCGTCGTAACGCACAAGCTGCTGCACGCAAGCAACAAATTCGTGTTCCACGGAACCTTGAATCTCTTCAGAAAGCAAGGGAAGATTTTGGTTTCTTTTGTGAGTACGTAGCTGATAAACCTCCGGCTCAACACCACAAGGAGTGGCATCGTCACTTTGTAACCGATCAGGACAGCACCTGTCTTTTGAAGATTGCTGGTCCTAACGTTGATCTATTGGCACCCAGGGGCTCCGCTAAAAGCACGGTCCTTGGCTTGTTTACCGCATGGGCCATTGGTGTCCACACGCAAGCCAAGAAGCCGCTACAGATCCTCTACTTGTCCTATACGGTTGATATCGCACGTTCCAAGTCGGCAACTATCAAACGCATCATTGAAAGCAAACGCTACCAAGAAGTTTTTCCAACCGTACGTCTTCTTAAGAACGTCACCAGTAATGAGTACTGGTCGATTGACCATAAATTTGCGGGCATTGACACCACGGGTGAAGAACAATTCACACTCTGCGCGGCAGGTCTTAAAGGTTCGGTGACCTCCAAGCGTTCACACCTTGTGATCATCGATGACGCCATTAAATCAGCGGCAGACATCTCCAACCCTGACATCCGTAAACAGATGCAGGACAACTGGAATGCGGTGATTGCACCCACCATGTTTGAAGGGGCACGGGCTATCTGCCTTGGTACCCGCTTCAGACATGATGACATTCATTCCACAACCTTTAATACGCAAAACAACTGGTTGCAGATTGTATTGTCCGCAATCTTGCAAGATCCCAAGTCTGGGGACGAGCAATCATATTGGCCAGAGATGTGGTCATTGGATTACTTAAAGGAAAAGAAACGACAAGCACCAATCGCTTTTTCGTTCCAGTACATGAATCAAGTCATCAGGCAGAACGAATTGTCGTTGGCTCCAGAGCTGATCGTCAAAGCGGAGATTGCAACAGAATTCGACACGCTTGCTGTAGGGGTTGACTTATCCGCTGGTACGAAAGAAAAGAATGACTATACCGTCATGGTACTTGGTGGACGTATCGGAGATCAGATTCACGTTATTGATTACCGCCGCTTGCGTGTCATGGGCAACCTAGAAAAACTAGATGCTCTTAAAGAATTGCTTAATGATTGGTCGATACTTGGCTGCGATGAAAGCGGTAATTATTTCCCGACCTACTCTACGTGCGACATCTACTCAGAAGCTGTGCAGTACCAGGCTTCCCTGGAAGCTGACTTTAAACGCGTGTGTTTAAACAATGAAAGTCTTTATAACTTGAATTGGCATCCCGTCAAAGGATTCCGTGCAGATAAGCTGGCACGCTTCCGTGGTTGTATGGGACTTTTTGAGGACCGTAAGATCATCTTCAATCGATATCGCAACTTCACCGCTATGTTTGAAGAACTGACAAACTTTGGTGTTAGTAGTCATGATGATACGGTCGACGCGTTAGTATGGTTAATTAATGGCCTTATGAAAAAAGGTAAACTTCAACTTGATTACTAAACCTTAGAATTAGAAAAAAGCGAATTTGGTCGTGGGGCCTGAATACATTGCTATCGGTTTGACGGCCGTTGTATCCGCTATTACCGGTGGCAGTTGGGTCGCAGGCAAGATCCTTGGCAGGCAAAACGACCAGATCCAACAAGCTTTTAATTACATTGGTTCGCAAAAGCGAAGGATTGACGTCTTGGAAGACGATTTAAAACGTATGCCTTTAGAGTACGTTCTCAAGGTTGACTTCCTGAGAGAGATCCAACAAATGCATGATAACTTCAATCAAATCAATGCAAAGCTTGATAAGCTAGTTGAGAAATTACTTGAATCCAAATGAGTTACATCCTCGAGGTCCAGGAGGACGAGAACGGAGATCAGTACATTGTTCTTCCCGATGAGGTGATGGAAGAGCTTTGCTGGCAAGAAGGCGACGTACTTAACTGGGATGTCCGTGGTACTGGCATCATCATCTCTAAGGTCAATGATGCGGCTGGTTATGAGGTTATAGAAGAGTAGAATAAACGGATTGACAGCTAGATAAATGCGCATCACAGGCGGCATACAAGTAGGTGGAAATTTAGGGGTACCATCCATTGGAAACATGAATGATTTGGTGGCACAGCTGCGACCTTCCGAGCAGGTTTATGACATTTTTATGCGTGCTCCAGGGAGTATGACGGATCATCCTGCGTTGGAACGTCGACGCATGGATACTGCCCCCAGGATTTACGACCCAAATAATTACACACAAAACAATAAACACAATCCTTTGTTAGATTATCGTTGGCCTGCCAGTTTTAGTCCAGGAAGTTTGCAGCCAGGTATTCGGCCATATTTTGGTAACAAACAAGGACCTGGTCTATACGGTGAAATGGGTACAGGTGCAATTTAAACCTGCTAAAACTGTTAGTATTTAATCAACATACAAGGTGAATAATGGCTGACGCTAAAGCCCGGCTCCACGAAATCC